CGATCCTCATCAGTACACCGTCCGCACGGGGGCGTTACGCGGGGTCGAATTGCCGCTCGAGGCCCAGGAGAACAGGGGCGTCGAGGACGGGACGACGAGCATCCAGCCATAGAGCGGATAATCCGGATTCCCGACCGGCACGAAGCTTGCGGTCGAGTCTGAGAGGTCCGCATAGCTCACGAGATCGAACACATCGCCGATGTCTTTGTAGTCGCCGCGATAGAAGCCCGCGGCCGTCGCTTGCACGCGCGCGGTGGCGGGCTGTGTTTCTTGGATGAGATAGCCGCCGCCGTTCTCCTCGAGGATCGACCCCGTGCCGTTCTCGAGCGTGAAGCGAAAGGTCTGGCTCATGCGGCGAGGAGCCCCAACGCCTTCAAGGCGATGATGATCTGTGCGACCGCCTGGCCGGTCGAGGCCAAGGTCGCGGCGCTCCCGGCGAAGTTATTGACGACGCCGGCGCCGGTTGGCGTGCCCCAGCCGGTGGACTGCGCGGGCGCGGAACCGCCAAAGAGCCCGATGCCTTGCCCGAAGACAGCGCCGTTCCCGACCGTGACCTGCAAAAGATTCGCGCTGCCCGCGGCATTGGTGACGACCAGGCCAAAATCCGCCGCGTTCGTGCCGCCCTGAACCTTGAGGCCACGATCGCCTCCGGTCGTGCCGCCTTGGATCACGGCCGCATAGTTGCCGGAGCCATTGAGCCCGGCGATGGTCGCCGTGACGCCGCTCGTGGGTGCGGCAAAGGTCCAATTGCCGCCGGCTGCAATGCTGCCGCGATTGACCCCGTTGACCGAGAATTGGAAAGAGGCGCCTGCGCCCGGGGCGGACAGGATATTGACGCCGTTGTACGAGAAGGCGATCTGCGCGCCGCTCGAGCTCACCGAGACCGTGCCGCTCGCGCCCACGAAGTCGGCGACATCCGAGCCCGCGAGTCCGTCGACCGTGAGCGCGACGCCCGCCGCCGGCGGCCCGATGGTCAGGTTCTTGACTCCTAGCGTCGCGAGAAGCGCCAAGATCGTTTGCAGCGTCGCGACGACGTTGTTCGCTTGGCCTGTCTGGACGAGCACGGCGAGCTCCGACCCCGTGAGGGCGGCGGCGGATCCCAAGGCACTGATTTTGCTGTCGCTCATGGAAACCTCGTCAGGAGATCGGCTCGCCGATCGTAATTTGCGGGATGTGCATGCGAATCGTGATCGGCAGCGGCATGTTCTGCCGGATGCAGGTGTGGCACTCGGACGTGAGCTCGGAGGCGACGCGCGTCCACTGCACGCCCATCTGCAGGCTCGTGGGTGAGACATAGGCCTCGAAGGCCCGCTCGACGTTCGGCGAGATCGTGGTGAAGTCCGTGCCCGCGAGGAAGTTTCGGGTCTCGGTGACATCCAAATAGATGACCGGATTCGTCTTTGCGCGCATCCGAATGGTCTCCTGCCCCTGCTCGTTCAAGGCCAAGGTCTCGAAGTCCGAAATGTACGGAAGGCCCACCTGCACGACGCCGCCGGCGACGGGAAGCGTGATGCCGCCCGAGGAGCTCACGGTGAGAATGCCGCTCGGGGCCGTGCCCGTGGCCGTGATGCCGTAGACATTCGCATCGACCAAGGCGACGGCTTGCATGCCGGCGAGTTGCGTCGCGCCCGAAAGGACCGTGCGCGCGAAGGTCCAGACAACGGTCGCCGCGCTTTGCAGGAACGTGGGACAGGGGTCTTTCAAGCGCACCGTCGCTTGCGTCGCGCTCGTGATCGAGGTGAGAAGGAGCCGGCAGCGATAGGTCGCCGACGTGAGTTGTCCCGCCATGAGCGGGCCCGTCCAAGTGCAGGTCACACCGTCGATCGCGACGGTGACGGTGCGCGCCTCCCCGTCCTGGAACATCAGAGGGTAGGTGCCTGGAACCACCGGAGTTTTCAGGACGCCGCTCTGCATGCTGCCGACCGAGGCCGTGAAGGCAAGCGTGCCAAAGAGCCAGATCTCATTGTTGTTCGAGGCATCGGTGCCGACGAAATTGGTCCACCCCGCGCCCGAGGACGCGGTCACGGTACCGGTATCCCCGGCGAGCCAGGTGCTGCCCCCCGTCAGGGTCATCGTGGTCGTCGAGGTGTTGCGCCCGTCATAGGTCGAGCAGCAATCCAAGAACTTGTAATCGAAGACGGTCGTGACTTCCCGGCTCGTGAGCCGCTCGATGTAGCGCACCTGCGCCCCGTTGATGGTGCGGTTGGTGATCGCATAGAGCGCGAAGGCGGTGTTTTCAGGCACCACCAAGATGTCCTCGAAAGTGCCCTGCGTGTCCCAGTGCGCCCAGCCGGTGATCTGTTGCTCGCGAAGGTACGTGCAGCAGAGGAGCACCCCGTCGGTCCGAAGCCCGAAGATGAACTGCGCGGCGGCGTCCGGCTTGTAGGCCAAGCGCTGAAACTGCGTGCCATACGGGATCAGGTGCCGCGAGTAGAGGGTGAGTTCTTGGCCCAAGAACTTGTCGTACGCGAATTGGTAGATGAGGTCCCGAAGGCGCCGTCCGTCGTACTCGGCGAAGATGGCCGAATCGCCGAAGAGGATCGAGGCACAGGTGGGCGCCGCGCCGTAGTAGCTCTGCGGGGTCGCGGCGATTGCGAGCGGTCCCAAGGCGGTGCCGGTCGAGCCCGGCCAGAGTCGCCAGATGATGTTCGAGGTGCCGACAAGGAGATCGGAGAGCGGGATCAGGTCCGAGATCGCATTAAGTTGCCTCGCGTTCAAAAACACCGTGAACGCATCGGAGGCGAGCACGGGATTGTTGACCTGAAAGCTATGGTACTGGCTCGTCTGGCTGCCGAAGACGCCGACCGGTTGCTTGGTGGTCGCCGCCATGATGAGCCGGTCCGGGAAGTAGCTCACCGCCGACGGGTAGCCTTGGTCGACCGAGAACGCGCCGAACGCCCAGTAGCTCGTCTGCCCGAGGCTTGAAATCTGCGAGACGACGATGTTGTTCGTGCCTGCGGGCGGGGCGGTCAAGAACGTGATCGTGGTGCCCGAGATGGAATAGGTCGACTGGCCCTGATACACGCCGTTCACGGTAACGATGAACTTCGTGGGGTCGGTCGTCGTGACGCCGGTTAGCGGCGAGAAGGCCGTGGTGCTTCCATTGCCTGAGAAGGTGAAGGGGCCGAAGGCGACCGTGGGTCCCCCGACCACGCTGATCGGGAGAAGACCGGGGCCGCCCAAGTAATTCGGCTGCACGACGCCCGTGACTTGGGTCGGGGAGATGTAGCCCGTGATGAGGACGACGCCGTAGCCCGAGTCTTGGTATTCCCACTGCACGCCGCAACTGCCGGCCAAGTTCGGCACGGCGCTCCCGTCGCCATCGAGTGCAATACCCTGGCTGTGCGAGGGGATGATGGTGCCGGTTGCATAGGGCGGGTTCGAAGAGTTCGCGTTCAAGATCGCGACGCAGAGATAGTTCTTCAAGCTCGCGCGCCGGTAGAGCCCGACCGGATTGATCCCGGTGCCCGCGGCGTTCGTGAAGACCTTGCCCGGCTCCCAGGGCGGGATCGGCGAGAGATCCTGCTGCGTCAATTGCATCAGGGAGCCGACTTGGTTCGCATTGAAGATGGACGCGTTCGCGGTGAGCGTGACGGTTCCCGTCTTCGCGCTCGCGTAGACGAAGGTCACCCCGTCAGTGTTCTGCGCGAGGAAGGGCCCCTGCGTGTAGGTCGCCGGCTGGCACGTGAAGGAGTTCGCCGAGGTGCGCTTGATCTCATAGGGCGGATAGAGCGGGTGCACCACGGTCAGCGTGTCGGCGCTTTGCGAGTAGCGAAGCTGGGAGAGCGCGGACTGTGCCCAGGGCGTTGCGAAGCTTGCCCCGACGACGATCGCGCCGCCCGAGAAGACCTGCGCGCTGCCGACGCCCACCTCGATCACATAGCTCTGCGTCGTCGAGAACACAAACGGCAGGAGCGTCGTAGCCTTCGAGGTGTTGCTCAAGGAATTGCCGGTGATCGCAAAGCCCTGACGGTTCGAGACCGCGCCCTCGGGTCGCACGAAGGCGTTTCTAAGCTGCCGGAGTCCGGCCGAATAGGCGGTCGTGTCGACGCGGCCGAAGAGGAACGGGGAGACCTCGCCTCGCGCAAAACTCGGCTGGACGGTGTGGACCGGCTGCTCGAACATCAGTTGCGCGCCGTGATGGCCGGGCTGTCGGGATAGGGGTCCGGCTGCTGCTCGTTCAGCGTGATCATCATCGCCGAGCTGATCGACTTATCCGCCATCTCGACCGCCATCTTCTTGGCGACTTGGTTGGCCGAGAGGGGCCCCGCGATCAGGGGCGCCATGTTCCACGCGACGCAGTCCATGAACGCCATCGTCCAAAGGTTGATGTTCGGCACGTCCTGCACGTAGACGATCCAAGCGGAGTCCTGATCGGTCAGGATGTCGACCGCGTTCCCGGGAGGCGTCCCGACGGTGTCGATGCACTCGCGCCAGGGCGGGCGGTAGGGTCCCCACTGCGGCGCTTGGCTCATGTCGTACCACCAGCTCCGCGTGAAGGGGTTCAAGCGCATGCCGTACTGAGTGGTGACCGCGAGCGCCCGCACGCAGTCCTGGGGGCGCGCGTAGATGTAGCGCCAGCCGGGGAAGTAGAGATTGGATTGTGTCGCGAGCGTCGACTGATCGAGGAGAAGCGAGAGCGCGACGCTCTTCGTCGCGAAGTCCCAGAACCCCTTCTCGAGCACGCGCTTTCTGGCGAAGTCGTAGTAGCGATTGCAGACGCCGGCGACCGGCGTGCCATCGTTTACGCTCTGCACGGTCTGCGAGATATCGAGGTGCGTGAGCGCTAGGTTATAGACGTCGACTTGGCTTGCCACCCGACTCTCCTCGCGGGTCGAGTGCTATTCGCCCGATTCTTTGCCCTTGCCGTACATCCGGGACGCGCGCTCGCCGTCGTCATCGTCGTCCTCGCCTGAGCTCTCGCCCTCCTCCTCCATCCCCATTTCGGTGATCTGCACCTCGACGCAGAGGTAGTCGATGTCCCCGTCCGCATCGGGGTCCTCGGAGCTTGAGCGCACGACGCAGCCGACCGCCTCGATGCGAAGGCACGTGCCCGCCGGCGGCAACTCTTCATGCCCCAGGGCGGCGAGCTGCTCCTGATTCAGGCTCAGGCGAAGTCCGTACGGAAAGGGCGAGGAGAGCCCCGCGCACATCGGCGCGCAGTCGGCGGTGCCTTCGTGCTTCATGCTGATGAGCTTCACGAGATCACCTCGGCGGAATTGGTCGCGTACTCGTACCACTCGATCTCGAAGACGAACCGCACGACACCGCCCGCGCCTTGCGCGATGGGCGAGGTGACGACAATCCCCTCGGCGTTCGTCGCGGTGCCGCCCGTCTGCCCCTGCAGGTTCAGCGCGAAGCGCTGATCGGAGTTCGCCTCGAGATCCGTCTCGTTGTAGGACTGGCTCACGGGCGATGCGGCGAGCTGCGCGGCCGGCAGCACCAAGATCGGATTCGCATCGAGCGTGCGCGTGCCAACGGTGAGGCCGCCGGTGGTCGCGACCCGGATATCCGTGAAGTTCGTGAGCGGCGAGATGGCCGAGTCCGAGATCGAGGCCAGGAGATTATTGAGCCCGGTCGGAAGCACCGCGGTGCCGCCGGAGTCGCTCGCCGTGAATGAGCGCGCCACATAGGCTGCGAGCGTGAACTCGTTCGGCGCGGTGAAGGGCGTGATGATCTGGGACTTGAGCCTGAGCTGCGAGATGATCGCGCGAACGAACGTTGTCGGGGCGAAGCGCGCGGAGAAGAGGGTCGCGCCCGCGGCCGCGCCCGTGACAAGCCCCGAGATGGCGGCCACCCGGAACTTGCCGAGCAGCGGACCGCTTGCGCCTCTGACGTGCTGCACGGGCTAGACGTCCTCGAGCTCGTCGAACTCCGGCTGCTCGTCCTTCGGGAGCGAGGACAGGATCTGCGTTGCGCGCCGGTCCTGCTGGCCGATCGGACGGACGAAGGGCTGCGGCAGTTGCACGTTCGGCGTCCAGAAGTCCGTGCCCACGGGGTAGAGGCCGATGGGGATCGAATCCGGGACCGCCTTCATCCAACCGAGCTGCACGACCTCACCCTTCAAGGGCCCGGACTTGATGATCCGGTTGCCTTGGTCCAAGGCGAAGTCACGGTGGATGGGCTTCCCCGTCTTCTTGTCCTTGACGACGATCGTCTCGAACGCACCCGGGATGACCTTGCCCTCCTTGTCCTTCTTGGGCACCTCCTTGGTCTTGGTCGGGTAGGTCCCATCCGTGTAGTTCAGGAGGTCGAACACCTCACCCGGCTCGCGAATGAACTGGTTGTATTGGCCGACTTGGGTCGCGACGACTCTCATGACTTGCTCCTCGAGGAGGTGGGTGCAGCCGGCGCCGGCGCAGGTTGGGGCGCGTCGGGGGAGACCGGAGGCGCTGGACTAACCGCGGGCGCCGGCGTCGCTGCTGGGGTGGACGGAGCCTCGGTTGCCGCCGGAGGCTCACGCCCGGGAATGACGGGGTTGCCGACGGGCTTCTTGTCGATGCCGAGATCTTCCAGGATCGTGTGCACTTCGTCCGAGAAGTGATGGTCGAAGATCGTGATCTCCTCGCCCGCCTTGTGCCAGACGCCTTCGACGAAGGTCACCGTCTTCGTGAGAACCTTAAGCATCGCTGCTCCTTCGGTTTGGATGGTCCGGGTGATCCCAGGGCTTGGGATCATCGAGCGGCGTGTCGGCATCGACGCGCTCGTGGAACGATTCATGAAACTGCCCCTCGGGGATCTCATGAACCGCGCCGGCGAGCGCGATCTGATTGCCTTCGAACGCCGTGCGCTGCTTGAAGCGCACCCGGATTTTGTCGGTTGCGGCCACGCTTACGAGACGGCGAAGCCCGCGGCCTGGAGCACGTTGTCCTGGTTGTCGCGCGTCAGGAAGCAGTTGACCGTCCCACCGGTGAGCGCGGCGGTCGCGACGATGAAGTTCACCCCGATGTAGCGGAGCCACCCCGAGGGGTTCAAGGTCGCGTTGTAGATGCCCGCGCGCGGCATCGCGATGCGGTACTGGGTGCCCGCGGCGAACTTGCCGCCGTTGTAGGCCTGCGCGCCGCCCGTGAGGTCGAGCATGACGTTCGGAGACGTGAGCGCCTGGGCCGCGCTTGAGACGAGCTGCACATCGATCGTCGCGCCACCGCCCGAGGTGGGTGCCGCGATGAAGAGCAGGTACAGCCAAGCCGGATACCCCATGCCGAAGTCGCGGCCGGCATTGGTGTTCGGCGTGTTCTGGCCGCCCAGGGGACTTGAGTCGATGACGTTCGCAAGCGCGGTCGTCCCGACGGCGAACCCGCTCAAGGATTGACCGGCGGTGCCTTGGGTCGAGAATTGATTTTCGTTGTCGACAAACATGGTGGCGTTCCTCTGAAGGTGTGGTGTTGGCCGACCGTTACGAGATCTGCGCTTCGGTGTTCAGGAGCTGGTCGCACCGACGGATCGGCACGCCCTCGAAGCCGAGCTCGAACTGGTTCAAGGCCGGCTGCACGGTCACCGCGTTCGCGGAGTTCGTGAGGCCCTGCAGGCGCAGGAACGAGTAGCCCGTCCGGTTCATGTACCAGACGGGGTTGCAGCCCTTGAGCGACGGGATGCGATCCAGCGCTCGGGACATGAGCGTCACGAGATTGGGCGGCGAGGTATTGGTCGTGAGCGCGGTCACCGAGCAGTTCGCGATGCGGACGACGTAGCGCCAGTCGCGGAGCGCCAAGCCCGGCTCCCAGACGAAGCGGTCCTGGTAGGCGCGCATGAAGCCCGAGGTCATGCCGACCTGGCTGCCCGCGGCCGCGGTCTGCACGGTCTGAAGGCCGTAGTCCTCGTGCGTGAGGCCCGCCTTGGTGCCGCGCGGGAAGATGCCGCAGCAACTGTCCTCGCCCCAGCCGACGAGCCATATCGAGAGCTGCACCGAGCCCGCGCCGCCGCCCGACAAGATGTTCTGCGCGTTGATCGCGCCCGAGATCGCGCCATACCGGGGGCTGAACCCCAAGAAGCGCTCGGCGTTGACGGCGGTGTTGCCGTAGAAGAGCGTCTGCACGAACTGCTGGTTCATGGCCTCGAGGAAGGGCTTTGCCTCCGAGAGCCGGAGCGCCTCGACGTTGCCATTGAGCTGCGCCAACTTCTCATCGATGACCGACCAGGCTTCCAGGATGCAGCAGGCATCGTCCACTTGTCCGACGGTGCTCTTGGACGGCGTGACGCCGGTGTTCAACTGTCGGAACTGCACGTTCGGCAGACCCGCACGCTGGGTCGTCCGCATGCCGGTCGGGAGGTTGCCCTCGACCCAGAGCATGTCCGAGAGAACCTCGTTCTTCTCGTTCAAGAGCTCCGCGATGTCCGGGATCGAACCGTCCGGATCCATGCGTTGCGCGAAGTCCGAGAGGGTGAAAACTGTGCCGCCAATCGTCGCCATGGGAGATCTCCGTTAAGTTGAGGGTTTGCTCTTGCCGCCGTACAAGCGCTGCGCGCGAGTGGTTTCCTGGGCGGCATCGGGTTCGCCACGCACGGGGGTATCACCCGCCCGCGCCATGGCCTCACCGATGCGCTGGAACACACGCACAAACTCCAACCGGTTCGCGATCCCCGCCTTCTGCACAAACTTCTTGAAATCCGGATCCCCGAACGCCTCCAAGGCGATGTTCACTTCCTTGAGGGTCTGCGCGTATCGCATGCCCCCCAAGTCCTTGTCCTTTGAGGTGACCTCCAAGTCCCGGGCGAGCATGCGCGGTGCGACGCTCTCGGCGAACTGGGTGTAGCCCTCGGCCAAGGCCTGCAGCTGCTCGTTCGTGATGCCGGCCTTTTTCAGGGCTGGCGTCAGCGCTGGGAGGAAGTCAGGGTCGAGCTCGACGCCTTGCGGCATCTTCACTTCGTACTTGACGTCCGCCGGAATGCCGGTCGGTGACTCCGCCGCTTTCGCAGCAGCCTCATCAGCCGTCTTTTTTGCAGCCGCATCCGCGAGCGCTTTCGCGGCCGCGTCGGTGACCTCGCCGGGTTTCGCCGCCAAAGCATCCGCAGCCGCCTTATCGGCAGCCGCTTTGACTTGGGCGGGATCATCGGCGGGAGGAGTGGCGGCTTTCGCCGCGGGATCGGTAACAGGAGTCTGGGCAGGCTTCGGGGCTGGATCGGCCGCTTTGGGTGCAACGGGAGCCGCTGCAGCCTGGGGCGGTGTTTCCACTGCGGGCTGATTTGGAGTTTCGCTCGGAGTCTTAACTGGGTCTGCCATCGTGCCTCTCGCCGTATCAACGTGATGCGGCTCGCCTTTCGACGCGGAGAGTAATGCGCTTTGTAGGCGTTCCCTTACAATGCCCCTCCAATTGGCAACAATTGGACCAGGAGGGATCATCGTGGCGAGAACACCCGAGCTAATGACGGCTGGGCGCGCATCACACTTTCTCGGAATCAGCCGCCAGACCTTGCGGCGCTGGATCAGTCAGGGGGATGGACCGCCGCGCACGCGCAAGGGGAAACGCTACTATTTTTCGCGCGAGGTCTTAAAGGACTGGCTCAAGGCGAACGCGCCCGCCGCAGCTTCTTCAGCGCCTCCTCGCGCTGAGTCGCCTGCGCGACGCGAGCCGCCTTCAGTTGCATCTCGAGCCACGCTTGTGGGTTCGCGAGGTTGATGTCGGCGATCAGCATGCGGCCGATGGATTGGCGCCCTAAGTTGTAGCTCGCCTTGCCGAAGTTCGGGTCCCACGGCTCGCCCAAGGTGTTGCAGCGTGAGATCACCCGCCAGAGAAAATCGCGCACGCCCTCAAGCTGCAGGAGCTGCGTCAACGATTCGACCTCCGTGTCCTGCGCCATCTCCTCGAGGAGGCGCTTGCGTTTGACCTCCGCCTCGTTGTCTTCGCGCTCATCGAGCGGGTCGATGCGCTCCTCGCTCATGCGGCTTGCGAGTTAGCCGACGGACCGTTGAGCAATTGATCGAGCGCGTTCGAGCCTCCGACGGGCGATGAGGCGAGATCCTTGGCCGCGCTCGAGGCGGTCTGGATCTTCTGGTTCTGTGCCGCTTGCTGCTGCGCTTGCGCTTGAGCCTGCGCACGCTTGGCGCGGATCTGCTTCACCACATCGTCCGAGACGATGCACTCGGGCGGCACACCCGTGCGGTCCGCCATGATCTCGATCGCCTTGTCGAAGTCGAACTTATCCAACGCCTCGGGCTTCACCGCGGCGAGTTGCAGGATGTAGGTCGTGACCTGGTTGATGCCCTGGATCTCGGCGACGCGCACCGCTTGCGCCAAGATCGAGATGTACTGGATGTTGAGCTTCACGCCTGCGAGCGCGGGCGGCGGCGGCGGCAGGTACATCTCCGTATCGGGCGGCGGCGTCATGTTTCGCGCCATGTACTGCCAGGCGACCCGCGAGCGCTTCACCGCAATCGCGAACACCTGATCGATCGTGGGCTCGAACGCCTCGCCCGTCAGCCGGTCAAGCAAGGGGCCGAGCTCCAAGAGCTGCTCTTGCTTCCGTGCGTCGATCTCGGTTGCGGTGATGCCGGCCTTCAACTGATCGCCCAACGTCTTCATCATCTGGAAGATGTCGGTGTACATGCCCGCTTGAATGCGTTTTTGCGTCTGCACGATGTCGAGGTTCATCTCCTGGATCTCGGGCTTGACCTCGTAGAGCGGCTTCAAACCAAAGGTCGTGGCCGAGGTCGTCTCGAGCCAGGTGATGTCGCCCGGTAGCTGCGAGACCGTGGTGCGCTTCATCTGCGCATCGCCGATCAAGGGCGGCTCGACCAGTTTGTCGATCGCCTGCATCTTTCGCTTCTGCTGCACCATCAACTGCTTCGCATCGCCCAAGCAGTACATCGCCGGCCCGTAGCCCCAGACGTTGTCCGAGTTAGTGTCCCAGCGCGCGACCTTCACGGGTGCATCGGGAAAGCCCTTGACCGCCAAGAGCGTGTCGGGATCACCGCCGAGCTCGTAGTAGACGCTACGGGTCTTCATGCCAGCCAAGCCGATCGCGCCTTCGGTGTACTCGGGGTTGGGCTCGAGCACATGCACGACGTCGATCCAAGTCTCCCACTGCCGATTCTTCCACTGCGCGCGGGTCGATGGGGCGAGGTTGTCCCACGTGGGATCGTTGGGGTCGGACGGATCGTCGACGAATTTCATGACGATCTGGCGCACCGTCCACTTGAACTTGCGGATGAAGGTGTCGACCTCGCCCATGTCGTTCTGACTGATCCAATACTCGCCCCAAGTGTAGGTCTGCACGTTGATCAAGGGCTGGTGCTTCTTCCGCGGGTCGTGCGGCACCTCGTACACGCCGAAGCCCGCAGTGCCGAAAGCGCCGATCTCCGAGTAGAAGGTCGGCATCGCGCGATAGAAGTTCGACTTCGCGAGGATCGCGTGCACGGCATCGGTCGCCTTCTCGCACCACTCGGCGACGCCCGGTTTCCCGTAGATATCGTCATCCTGCGGCCGCAGCCGAAACCAGGGTCGGGAGGGCGAGGTCATGCCGGACATCAAGCCCGCCGACATCGTGCGGAGCGAGAGCATCGGGCAGTTATCGACGATGTACTGCATCTTCTTGTTGCCGCGATTGGGCACACCGCCATCGTCGAGCCAGCGAGTGCGGTACGGCAGGAAGTTGTTCTTGACGTCGAGGATGTGAGAGCGCCAGGTCTCGCGATCCAAGTTCATGTAGTTCCGCCGCATCTCGTACTTGGTCTTGGGCGCCTGCTCGATCGGCGTGACATCGTTCGACTCGTTGGTGAGCACACCGCTCTCGCCCTTCGCGCGGCTGATGCGCTTGCCCTTGCCCATCTTCCGGCGCCGATTGCCGGTCAAATCCATCTTGGCGTTCCGGCCTCCTTTGCTGCCGTCGTTTGCGAGCGCCTCCGCACCGATGAGCTCGCCGGCGGAGGGTGCGTTTAAGTCTACGAAGCTCATGTCAGCCGCCTAGGATTGATCGGTTCGACGTGGTCGCGGGTGAGAGGATGGCGCCTGCTTGGCCGCCCGAGGTGCCGACGGTTGATTGCAGGCCGCCCGCGGCTTGCTCGCGCTCGAGCGTTTGCTGCTGCACGGCCTGAGCTTGCGCATCGTTCTGGATTTGCCCAGGCGCGGGCGGAATGCTGATGCCCTGTCGGCCTTGCGCAAGGGTGTAAATCGCCGAAGCCCCGGTCGCCGCGGCCGAGGCCTCGCCCGCTGTGATGCCGGTGCCGGCGATGCCGCCAGGTCCTTGCACCGCGACGCTTGCGGGCGTCGTGACCTCGATCGGCGCTTGGGTGAGGGCGATATCGCCGGCAGCGCTTGCGCCGCCCGCCGCGGCCGCACCGCCCGCGACTTCGCCAGCGGTCAGGCCGGTCGTGGCCGCGGCCCCGGCAGCGCCTCCCGCTGCGGCACCCGCACCAGAAGCAAAGCCTGCAGCGAGACCACTCGCCGCCGCATCGCCCGCCCCTGCCGCGACCGCGGTACCGGCTGCTGCCCCGGTCGCATCTGCTGCCACCGCCGTCGTCGCCGCCGCAGTCGCATCCGCCGTGAAGAAGGTGCCGATCGCATCGGCAACAACCGGGATCGCCGCGGGCATGGATTACTCGCGTTCGTGCTTCGGAGTCTTGCCGCCGATCGCGCCGCCGGGACCCAAATTACGGAGCACATCGTCCTCGACGAGTTCGTCTTCTCCGCCTTGAGGCGTCGAGGTGCCGACCATGCCGCGCGACATCACACCGCCGATGTTCAAGATGTCATCGGCCGCTTGCGAGGGCCGCGCGCCGATGCCTTGACCCAAGTGGGCGATGTTCTCATCGCGGATCGTGCGAGTGTCGAACGTCGGGGCGCCTTCCATGACCGGCGAGTCCATGGTGCGTTCGCTCATCGGGGTGTAGCCCGCCTCGCGCGACATGCCGTCCAAGATGACGCCGTTGCCGTTATCGCGCGGGTCGGCTTGGTCGCCGGCGGCCGCATCCATCACCATGCCGTACTTGCCCTGCGAGCGGGTGCGCATGAACTCATCCGAGTTACCATCGCGCGACTCGTACGGGGTGCCGCGAGCGACGCCTTCCTGGCGATTGCCCTTCTGATCGCCCTCGAATTGCTTGTTCACGGTGCCCGACATGCCGGAGGGTTTCCCGGCCATCATGCCCTCGCGGGCGGTGTTCGAGATGTGGCGCACGGGCGTGCCACGGACGGTGGTCGATTTCACTTCTGCTCCTTTTTGCCGTACAGCTTGTCGGATGTGGAACGCTTCGGTTTGCCGCCCTTCTTCCACTTGCGGGCGTTCTCGGCGAAGGTGGCGCGCTTGCGCTCGGCGGGGTTGGATGAGTTCTTGGCCTTGTCGAGCTCCTTGGTCGTGAGCTTCTTGCCCTTGGCGACGCCGAGATCGGCGTGCAATCGCCCCTTGTGCGAGGGCTTGATGTGGATTCCGTGCAGTGCCATCGATGCTCCTATTCCCGATCGAGCGGGTTGTAGTCGCCGCGAGACTTACTGATCGACTGGTTCAAGTCAAACCCCGCGAGCGCAGTACGATCAGGAATTGCGACGGGGTACGCATGTGTGCAGGCCGCCGCGTCCGCATGGTCGGGTGAGCGCCCAAGCCTGGCCTTCATTTGCTCCTTCTCCTCGATGCGGATCTTGTCCTTGGCGTAACTGTAGGTCGCGGTCGCGAGCTCGCCGATCAGGAGCCGATCGTTCGGCAGAGAGGCGCCGTCCTTGATGTTCTGGCAGAGCTTCCACCAGATCTCGGCCCGAAGGTTGTAGAACTTGGGGTCCAACGCCTTCGCAGCGAACTGCACGTCTTGGACCGAGAAGCCGAGATCGCGAAGCACATCGATCACGCCCGCCCCGTAGCCGCCCGTGCCGTCGATCTGGATCGAGTGCGCTTGCCAATTGGTCGCCTTATCGCCCCAGTGGCCGGCGACTTGGATCGTGTCCATCTTGGCGAGCTCAAGGGGCTCTGAGTAGGCCAAGCCCTGGCGCGGGTAGAGCACCGAGAGATCGTCGCCGAAGCGCGCGACATCGCCGCCCAGGATCCGCGGCGCCCAGTCGTAGGCATGCTGGTGCAGGTGCCGGCCGACCGCGGCCTCGAGCTCCTCGAGCGAGATCAGGGCGTTGATCGAGGACTTCGGGAACCGGCCGAAGACGTTCGCGAGCACCCAAGGGTTATCCGCCCCGTACTTCGCAATCTGGTCTCGCGCCCACTGGATGGGCACCCGGCTCGCGCGGTTGGGATCGTCCGGGTCCGCCGTGATTTCCTTCCGCCACCACATGTGCCGCTCGACGGTGGCCGCCCGGTAGAGCGGGCCCTCGAGCATCAGCGGGTTGCCGGCCTGGATCACCCGGCCCATCTTGGGCGCCGTGAGCACGCCGTCCGCCGCGGCCATGAGGGAGTCCGGCATGCCGCCCGATTCATCGATGAGCGCCATGCAGTAGTCCGCGTGGAGCCCAGCGAGCGTGCCCTCCTGCTGCTCCTTGTCGGCGGTGCGGGACCAGGTGCGGAACGACATCCACCAGGTCTCGGGGTTTCGGTTCTCGAAGATCTTGGACGCCGTCCAAGTGAAGTTCGCTTGCAGGA